CAACTGTAACTACATCATATATTAAATCATTAGTAGGAGTTGAACCACCCAAAGCTGTTCCTAATATCTTAACTTGATTACCAACAGCATAACCGCTTCCGCTAGAAGCAATACCGCTTCCAAGTAAATAATATCCTGCATATGCAGTAACGATATTAAATTGAGCATTTGTACCAACACCACTGATAGCCGTTGAAGCAGTATTATTAAATGATGCTTGAATAGATGGTCCGTACTTGCAACCTGGAGTAGATAAATTAATAAATCCAGCAGCAGCTAATAAACCGTTACTGACACCATTAACATAATCACTCATTATAATTTCCCCACCTTCAGAGTGAGTAAGTTGAATTGATCCGTCAGTTGTGACTGATGCAGAAGCATAGGGAATATTTGCAGCTGACCATGCTGTTACGAAATCAGTTGCAGTTGCATTATCAGGTACAGTAACTGAGTATGAACTTGACAATACTGTGCTACCTGGAGTTGACACCTGAACTGAAAGTGCATACGGACCGCTTGCAAATGTCATGTTAGCAGTAGTACCGGTGACAACTGTTGGTCCTGTCGCTACTCTTTCATAAAAATAAACAGGTCCGCGTGCATATTCATCATCGAATGCGTATTGTGCATAAATTGAACCTGCAGGTATTGCTTGTCCGCCAGTAGCATCAAGTGCTGAACTTGCAGTCCAATCAGAAGTAGCTAGTGAAACAGTTTGGTTGTTCCAAGTTTGAGTCGTAGTCGAAAATTTTGACATGACTGGTGCTAAACCTGTTCCAGCAGAGCCAACTTTAATCCAAACAGAACCAGTTGGTCTAGAAAATTGTTGACTTTCTGTCCATAATGGCATCTGAGCAGCAGTTCCGTACTGTATGACTGGTTGATAAGAGTAACCTACAGGTAAACCTATATCAGTTAGGACTGAGTCAGTAGATGAAAGATTAATGAACAATGCCGCAGCAGGATCAGTCAAATCTACCGGCGGAAGCTGAGAAGAGAAAATACAAAGTTTGTTATTTCTAATTTCAGATGACAAGGTTATCCAACCCAAATTGTTAATCTGATTTGAAATATCTTGAATAGTGTTATTAGGGATAGCGGCAACAGTGATCGTTGCAGCTCCTGACCCGTCAATTAAAATGTCAAATGTGTCGCCTGGAGTGAGGTACGGATTTGATTCAGTTCCCTGTACAGTGGGTATATCTCTTCTCCAAAAAACACTTCCGATTGTTACCCAAGTATTTAAAGTAGTCTTATAGAAATATTCTTTATCTGCGGTAGGTGCTGTGTTAATTTCCATAGCATTCACTGCGTAATCACCAATGCTACCTAAACTAGCGATAGGTACTCCTGCAGATAAATTTGCAACGTCTGTTATAACTATCGGTGATTGATTAGTAAATTTACCAGTAGTTTGGTTGAATTCATAGATACCCCAAGTAGAATTAGTAGTGTCTAACCAATATGTGCCGTCTGCTGGATTACCAGTTGGACGACCTGTTTGACCTACTAAACTTGCTAAGTCAATGTCTGCTCGTAGAACATAGCAGCGATTAGTAACACCCAAAGTTGAGTAAGCTGCTAAAAGACCATATTCGTTTAATTCGTAACCCTGAATAGGTGTTCCGTTTGTTGTTGTGTAGAAGAACGGAGTGCCATACAAGTTAACCAAGTCACGCTGACTTGTAATTTGATATAGCTTACCTGCGTTAGCTGCTGTAGTAGCTGCTGCAACACCTGTACCAGATGCGTCAGCTTTGTTTTGAGCCGTAGCTAAAACTACTAGTGGTACAGAGCCTCCTGGTGCCGGTAAATATTGACTTTGGTCAATGATCGTTACTTCTACGCCTGGTGATGTTAATGCCATTTTATTTTTCCTTTATGTAAGATTATGAGGTTTACAACCTAAATGCATACTATTATTTAGTATTTTTTTCAAAAAAGCACAGTTAACGGTGCCTTCGAAGGTCCCGTATGAGTTAAATACTATATGATTAGACCTATATGTCCCGCTTGTAATAAGAACGTTTGTGCAGTAAATTACAACCGCAATGGCATCACTCACTATCGCAGTAGTTGTGATGAGTGTGGAAGAAAGAAAAATAAGTTAAAGCCTAGAAAGGCTAACTGGACTAAAAGTGGATACAAAAAGAAATCCACATGTGACTTATGTGGATTTCGTAGTTTATACTCTACACAAATTACAGTGTTTCATATAGATGGTAGACTAGATAACATTGAGTTATCCAACCTACGCAGCATTTGTCTTTGCTGCGTAGAAGTTGTAAAGAAGAAAGAAGTTACTTGGAAGCGGGGAGACTTACGAGTAGATTATTGATTCTATCTGGTGATGCAACTCATCTATAGTAGAGTTGTTATCCAGTTGATAATCATAGTTCAATCCGACACTTGAGTACTCGCTTGCATGAATACCCATCTTCTCTAGTCTTGCTCTTCCCAACGCCCAGCCCATGTTTCCATGTTCACCCTTGTTGTAATCAACAGCATAATCATACCATTCAGGTTTATCACCTCGATTTACTCTTACAGTCTTTCCACCTATACGACGAATTGAAGTGATTTCATTACTGAATCTGCAATCAGTAATTACAATGTTATCCTTGATTTGTCGTAGCTTATTCTCTACACTTGCAATCCAGATATCATCATGAAAGTGTTGACGACAAACTTCAGTTCCCCAGTATTGAAGAACCCATCTTGGTGTGAGTTGGGGCATATTTAAACGATTTGACCACCAAGTATCAACTTCTTCTCTCCACTGTCTACTTTCTGAAGTAGAACCTTCTAGTAGTTCTCTGTCCCAGCCGAAGACTGAAGCAACTGCATCTTTCAAACTTGCAGCAAAACTTACTTTTCTAAATCCATGAAAAGTGGTAAGATAGTTTGCAACTGTATCTTTACCCGATCCTATCAATCCCGTTACACCAATAATCATTGCTAACACTCCTGTGATCTACTTATTCTATCACAAAAGTGTAACAATAAAAGTGTTTTAGGTTATCCTTGTACCCATGTTAGTGGTTGACTATAATCTACATATCGCTTCAAGTCTTCAAGTAAATCAGCTTGCATCTTAGAGCCTTCAGCTTTCATAGCAGAACCATTTAATGTTGTACCCCCACCTGGCCCAGCAATGCTACTAAACTTTTCTCGTGCTTCACCTATGATACCTTTGAGAGTCGCAAGTGTCCAGTCACCAATCCAAATTCCTGAACCCGGATCTTGTAGCAATACTTCTTCGGTCTTCTGAACGTCGGCCCAAATAAGTACCTTTTCTCCTGTAGATTTAGGATCTCTAACAATACGCAATACTTTTGTAACAGGATTGAATGTGTAAACAACATATCCACCAAACATACGAGCAGCAAGTTCAACATAGCCTGCATAAAAATCATATGTAGCTAATCCGCCCGC